CAATTTCTATGATGATGAGAAACAACTTGTCGTCACCAGTGTCTATTTGCACGGTAATCTGATCGCTGAGGTTGATGATTGCTCCCTCAAATTGTTTGACGGTGGTTATCAGTCAAAGACTACAAAGTCACGACTGAATGCACTTCTTTCTGAGTTTGGTTACACTTGCGGAACTAAGCAAGAGTTCATTTTTCAGAAGCAATATGAGTGGTTCATTCAAATGTTTGACCTGAGTCAAGAGGCAATGCGGACTATTCCTTTCACCAACGGAATGCGCCTTGCCTGATGACAGATAGGGGGGATTATTTCTCCCCTTTCTTTATACCCAGGTCAGCCGCCCAAACCAGTTGACCAGGTGGCACAACACCGCCCCCAGAACGCCCGACCCCGTGCCTATAATAGGGACATGAAAAACACACACATCGAACACCCCGAAGACCTGATCCTCACGGGTGACCTGACGGTTCTGGATCTGCTGCTGGCAGACGGTCACCTTAGCACCAAAATGGACGGCGCTCCCGCTGTTGTATGGGGAACGAATCCTGCGACTGGTAAGTTCTTTGTGGGCACCAAATCTGTGTTCAACAAAGTTAAAATCAAGATCAACGAATCTCATGCGGACATTGATCAGAACCACACAGGCGAAGTTGCAAAGATTTTGCACGCTTGTTTTGATTGGTTGCCTAATACACACGGGGGTGCAATTTATCAGGGTGATTTCATCGGATTCGGTGGACAAAGTGAATACACTCCCAACACAATCACGTATCAATTCGAGTCAGTAATTGATCAGGAAATCATCATTGCTCCGCATACATTTTACACGGCAGAATCTGACCTGCGTGATGCTGTAGCACACCCGATGAAATTCATCATCACTGACACTCCCTATGTCAAGTTTGTGACACCTAAGGCATACATCTTCAGTGGTGCCTATGAAAAATGTGCTGGTGGGTTTGATGTATCCGAACCGATCAAGTTTGCCAAGATGATGGCACCAACTGTTGAGTTCGTAGATGAGAAGAAAGCAAAGAAAATTAAGCAGGCATTGAATAAGTGCATCAGGGAAAATACTCCGATTGATAATGACGCTTTCGATTGTGATTGGACTCTGATTTCATTCTGGAAACTGGTCAAATCTATCAAGGAAGATGCACTCTTTCTGTGCCGTAATAATGGACCCCGTGCTTTCATCGGACAGGATGAAATCAGCGCCGAAGGTTATGTCTTCTCAAATGAGTTTGGTATGATCAAACTGGTCAATCGTGAGCGGTTCAGTTATGCTAACTTCAACAACGCTAAGTTTCAACAAAGCGTGTGACGGTCAGCGAACTGGTCAGGAGGGGGTAGACGGACCCCCTCCATGGACTATCATTAGGAAGAACACGACACAGGACACACGATGAACGGTTGGGCAAATTACGAAACCTGGAACGCCGCCCTCTGGATCGGAAACGACGAATTCCTCTACAACACCGCCCGCGCTTGTGTGGAGTATGCTGAGGGTGAGAACCCCTGGGTCAAGTTCGTGCGATGCATGACGGACGGTGTGGTTGGTCGGTTCATCGGTGAGACAGGCGACGGCGTGCGTTGGGATGACCCCGCCATCGACGCCGCTGAGATGACTGAGATGATGGCGGAACTCTGAGGGGATCCGCCCCCCTTTCATGCTACAATACCACCAAGCGAAACAACCCCATGGCAAAGGCAATCGGCAACACCCGCAGCACCGACACCAACGTGAAAGGACAGGGACTGCGTTGCAGCAGCGGCGGCGGGATGACCTTTACCAAAGCACGCGGACTGGGTGCTTCCATGGTGGCAGACCTAGACGGAACCGTGAAGCGTGCCAAGGCACAGTATCGCGCCGACCGCATTGCTGCCGCCCGTGATCGCCTGGCAGACCGTCAGCAGCACTCCCCCCTTGCCTGCCGTTACTGACGCCATGCGTTCGTGACTGCAGCAGTGCCCCCGTCCTTCGGGGGTGCCCCCCTGGGGCGCGTGATGCCCCCGTATATAAAAACGCCTAACTTCCCTAATCTATAAAGTGTTACGAAAGCGAGGTAAATTTACAGGGGGTATCAAAAAAATTTTTCGCTATATAAAATCATGCAGAGGGTTCATTTATATGCAAAAAAATCCCGGAGAAAATATTACCTCTATAGAAGTCGATCCAGTAACAGGTGATTACGTTGTTAAGGTGCCCGAGTGGATCATCTCAGAGTATGGTTGGTATGAGGGCACAGAACTAAACATGGAAGTTGATGGTAACAGTATCGTAATTACCGAACTAACTGATTGACTCCAAGGTAAAATGCTAGTATAATTACTAGTGAATCGATTCAAATTCAAACTTGACCTAATTATGGCTAAAGGATTTACAGTAAAGGCAAAAACGCCTGTTAAAGAGAAAGAACCCGAATGGGACTATGATCGTGCAAAGGAACTTGTAAAAGGAAAGAGTATTGTATTTTGCCTACCAGGGCGCGGAGTTTCTTACACGTATCTGAAGAACTTTGTTCAACTATGTTTTGATCTTGTTCAGGCAGGAGCAAGTATTCAGATCTCACAAGATTATAGTTCCATGGTGAACTTTGCCCGTTGTAAGTGTTTAGGTGCAAATGTTCTTCGTGGTCCTGATCAGATTCCTTGGGATGGAAAACTGAAATATGATTATCAGTTGTGGATTGATAGTGATATTGTGTTTAACTCAGAGAAGTTCTGGCAACTTGTTCTGATGGATAAAGATATTGCAGCAGGATGGTATTGCACCGAAGATGGTCAAACCACATCAGTTGCACATTGGTTGGAGGAGGATGACTTCCGAACCAATGGAGGTGTGATGAATCATGAAACTCTTGAGAGTATTGCAAAGCGTCGTAAACCATTCACGGTAGATTACACAGGTTTTGGATGGCTTCTGATTAAAAACGGAGTTTTTGAGAATGAAGGTATCAAATACCCATGGTTTGCTCCGAAGATGCAGGTATTCGAATCTGGAGAAGTGCAGGATATGTGTGGAGAGGATGTATCATTCTGTCTCGATGCTATCGCAGCAGGTTTTGAGATTTGGTGTGATCCTCGTATCAGAGTCGGTCACGAAAAAACTCGGGTTATCTGATGGATCGTTATACGGTCATACGTAATGGCAAGGTCCTCTTCAAGGGTCTCTCGGAAGAGGAATACATGGATCTCATGGAGGACTTTGCTATTGAATTTTATCAAACTGGAAGTCCCAAAGCGGGCGAAATTGAAACTATCATTATCGGAGAAAACGGCAAATGGCAAAAGCAAAAACGGGTCTGAACAAAAGCGGTTACGTCCTCGGCAAACCCAAAAAAACTCGTCAAGGGCAAGGTAACGGCACAAAATACGCCGCGTCGTCTCGTAATAATGCCAAGAAAGCATATCGCGGACAAGGTAAATAACCAAAGTTGTATACACAACAATGTTTTGTCGAATTAAATTAAAAGATACGAACTATCAGGAGGTTTCTAACTATAAACTTCTTGATAGTTCTTTTTATGATGAATGCTTCGAAATCTACCGTAAGTATTGTGAGTACAAAAACTTTGACAGTGTAATACCAATCTTCAGAGAAGAATTTGAACAAAAGAATTGTGATATTGTTGGATATTATGATGGTGATAAACTTGTTGCCTTTTCATTAGTTTATCGTTTTGATAGTTTAAATTGTGTATATGGAGATCAGTTTGCCTGGGATTATGAAAATCCCAAATTAAGTATTGGGCATATGGCAAATAAAAATGAGTGTGCGCTATACAAACGTCTTGGATATGAATATTACTATCTTGGAGAGGATTCTCCTTATAAATCTAAATTAGATGGTTACGAAATTTCACATTTTTTTAAAACATGGCAAACTTGATAGCGAATTTACCCACAAAAAAAGTATGGGTTAGAAAAGAATATCTCCGTGATCTTAAAGATGGTCATGGTGAATATGTAGAAGGTATTTGGGTATGTGCTAAGTCTATTCAAGGACGTGCATTTTATTTTGAAACTTATCTACCAGAATATGGAGCAATGTTCGATAAACTTCCTATATCGGCATTCTTATCGCGACCAGAACCTCCAGATCCTGATATGGATATCTACAATTTACAGTTTTGGAACTGTATGGATTATGATTTTACTGTGATTCAAAAGCAATTTGTTGCACCAATGGAATGGGAAGTACGTACAAGACACTTTGGTGAGTTAAAAGGTACTTATATCTGTACCCTTGATAACTATCATGGTGATTTTGATCAGATTGATGCATCCGTTAGTGAACTCCCTGATGAACATAAGTCATTTAACCTGATTGAATTGAGGAATGGACAGTTTTGTCTCTATCCAAACAATAGATGTCGCATCTATGATACCTCAATGACCCCAGATCCAGTCAAAACACCTGATTTTAAGGTATCAACACACATTTTCCAAACTGAAAATGGTGTTGAATGGGGGAGACTGGGTGATTGTGATGATTATTTTTGGACAACACCCGATGAGAGACAAGAAAAGTAGATATATTAGGAGATGGATCCGAGATTTATCTAAAATTAGACCAGAATTAGGTAATTTTTCGTTGTGTCCTTTTGCATCAAAGTCAAATTTTCTTATTATCGAGCAAAAATTAGATGAAATTGTTCCATCTCCTGATTATGATGTTGTAATTAACATTGTAGAAGATTATCACGATAGCGATTACCTCTACAATGCTGTAGATGAGTATAATTTAAAGTACGAAGACTATAAATTTATTGCAGATCACGGAAAAACTAATACTTTTATTAATAAAATACAATCTAATAACGGAAAATACAACTTAGTTCTTGTTCAACCACGAAAAGATCTAACAGAAGCAAGAATAAAACTTGCAAAAACAAGTTATTATGATTATTGGGATGAAAATTATCTAAAAGAAGTGCTTGAAGATGATTACGATCTTATAAAAAGCAAAATAAATAAAAACAAGGGATAGCAACCCCTTTAAAAGTTCTGATTTCATGCAAATCAGGAGCTAAAATGGGCAATTCACCTGTCGATAGAGACAAAAACTACATGAGAGAGATGTGGGGAACCACAAAACTTGTTACAGATTACTACAAGGATGAAAAAATGACTGCAAATCACGATTTTTTGGATAATTTGGCAAATGATCAGCATC